AAAATTTTTTTTCAAAATTTTTTATGTCAAAAACCAATTCTCTGTATCATGTATATTCTTCAAGTCCCGGCACGAAGGTGCTTGCACATAGTTTGACATATCAACAACTACTTGAGAAAATCGCACAGGAAAATTTAGATCTAGAATCTGTTGAGATTTTAGAAATACTCCCAGACAAATATAAAGAAGATCCATCATATTGACAAATACTAAATAAGACGTTAAAATTGTAAAGTTACTCTGACATTTTTATGGCAAAAGGATTCACTGTATTGGCAAATACGCCAAAAGAAAAGAATAAGGATGAGTTTGATATTGAAGTTGCAAAGGAAATGATTAAGGGCAAGTCAATTGTCTTTTGTCTTCCAGGCCGTGGTTGCTCCTATATCTTTCTTAAAAATTTCGTGCAACTGTGCTTTGACTTGGTGCAGGTTGGTGCAAGTATACAAATCTCTCAAGACTATTCTTCAATGGTCAACTTTGCCCGTTGCAAGTGTCTTGGTGCAAATGTATTAAGAGGACCAAATCAACAACCTTGGGATGGAAAACTTGAATACGACTATCAGTTGTGGATTGATTCTGATATTGTCTTCGATACCGAAAAGTTTTATCGACTTGTCTATCATGACAAGGATATTATGTCAGGATGGTATTGCACTGAAGATGGTCAAACAACTTCTGTTGCACATTGGTTGGAGGAAGATGACTTCAAGAATAACGGTGGAGTGATGAATCATGAAACATTGGAATCAATGCCCAAGCGTAAGAAGATTTTCACTGTAGATTATACTGGTTTTGGTTGGGTTTTGATTAAGAAGGGTGTGTTTGAGAATCTTGAATATCCTTGGTTTGCTCCAAAGATGCAAAGATTCAATTCTGGTGAAGTGCAAGATATGTGTGGTGAGGACGTATCCTTCTGTTTGGACGCAAAGGAAAAAGGATTTGAAATTTGGTGTGATCCTACAATTCGTGTGGGACATGAAAAGACTCGTATCATCTAAGGTAAACTATGTCAAATCGTAAATCACTGAGTGGATCGTCAGGTGTTGAATCTCATCCCAAAAATACTCGACAGGGTAATGGGAAGAATACAAAATACTCTGATACAAGCAGAAATAAGGCACGAAAACCTCGTAGAGGACAAGGAAAATAATCTCTCAAAGCATCTGGAAGTTTTTCTAGGTGCTTTTTTTAAGTCTTATAATTAACTTTAAAGTCTTATAATTAACTTTAAAGTCTTATAATTAGAAAGGGCGCTCGCTTCTCTCTAAGCAACTCGAAAAAATCCAATTAGAAGCAAAAAAATGGGAAAACCAGCAGACAGAGACTCAAATTACATGCAAAGTCAATGGGGCACAACTCATTTGATTACTGATTATGGAGCACCGAGAATGCTTCGTGAAATAAATCATGATGATATGACTCCAAAAAGACATGATTTTCATATTCAAAAAGAAATTCATGAGAAAATTCGCAATGATGATGACTATGATGATTGGGAATATGGCACAGAGCCTATTTTTGGCATATAAATAAGTCAGTATTTGTATATTTTTGTGGCATTAGAGAATGTTTCTAGGTATTTTAAGGATGTGAGCCTTTCTTTTAAGGCTCATCCGATTACTCATGACATTTTAACGCTCACAAACGTAAATGCGATTAATAGATCATTAAGAAATTTAGTTTTGACTCTGATGGGAGAGAGACCTTTTAACTCTCTTCTTGGTACACAATTAAGTTCATCTCTATTTGAAATTCTAGACACCAGAGTTACATCATCAATTGAGTCTGAAATTAGAAATGTGATTACTAACTTCGAACCAAGAGTTGAAATAAACACAATTAATGTTACTCCAGATTTCGATCAGGATTCATATGATGTATTAATTGATTACAATATCGTAGGAGCAACAATTGCTCCACAAAGATTAAATTTTGTACTCCAGACGGTACGATAGATGCCACAGATAAATTTTTCAAATTTAGATTTTGATCAGATTAAGATTTCGATTAAAGATTATCTAAGAGCAAATTCAGATTTTACTGATTTTGACTACGAAGGATCTAATTTATCTGCAATTATCGATATTTTAGCATACAATACTTACTTGAATTCCTTTAACGCAAACATGATTGCAAATGAGGTTTTTATTGATAGTGCAACTCTCAGAGAAAATGTAGTCTCTCTTGCACGTAATATTGGTTATGTACCTAGGTCAAAGACCTCTTCAAAGGCATTTGTTTCTTTTATAGTCGATACATCAGGAGCATCAATACAACCTCTTACACTGACACTCAAAGCAGGTGTGTGTGCAGTATCAAATGTATTTGGATCAGAAAGTTATACATTTTCAATTCCAGAAGATATTACAGTACCTGTTGTTAATAGAATTGCTAGTTTTAATGATATTCAAATTTATGAAGGATTCTTAATTACTCAAACATTTACATATAATTCAGCACTTTACAATCAAAGATTTATATTAAACAATAACGGAATTGATACTTCTACTCTTAGAGTTAAGATAAGAAATAGTGCAACTGATGCAACGACATATACTTACAATTTAGTTGATAATATCTCAAACGTAAATTCTACAAGCAACATATTCTTGATTCAAGAAATTGAAGATCAAAGATATGAAGTATTGTTTGGAGATGGCACCTTTGGCAAGAATCTTCAAAATGGTAATATTATCTCAGCAACATACATTGTAACGAATGGAAAACTTGCAAATGGAGTTTCTTCCTTTTCTTTCTCCGGAAAAATAGTTGATAACAATCAACAAACCGTAAATATTGGCATATCTAATTTAGCAACAACAATATCATCTTCTGGTGGTGATGATATTGAGAGCACATCTTCAGTTAGAAATTATGCACCTCGCACATATTCAACTCAGAATCGTGCAGTAACCTCCAGTGATTATGAAGCTTTGGTGCATAAAATTTTTCCAGAAGCAGAATCTGTATCCGCATTTGGTGGCGAAGATTTATCTCCACCACAATATGGAAAAGTATTCATTACCATCAAACCCAAAAATTACAATTATATCTCCGATTATACTAAACGATCAATAATCAAGGATTTAAAGAAATATTCAGTTGCTGGTATTATTCCACAAATTACAGATATAAAATACTTATTCGTTGAGATTACTTCTTCAGTATACTACAACTCAAATTTGACAAATTCTGTAGATACTTTAAGAACCAATATTACAAACTCTTTAAACACATATGCAAAATCTGCAGATGTGAATAATTTTGGTAGCAGATTGAAATATAGCAAATTACTTAAAGCAATTGATGATGTTGATTCTGCTATTACTTCAAATATAACTCTTGTAAAAATGAGAAGAGATTTGAGAGTTGTATTAAATACCTTTGCAGATTATGAAATATGTTTTGGTAATTCATTTCATCTCAAGTATGATGTCAGTGGTAATAAAACTCCATTTAATATAAAATCGAGTGCATTTCAATTAGATGGAATATCTGGAGATTTATATCTCTCAGATTATCCAGATCCATCCAATAATCAAAAAGGAACAATTTTTGTATTTAAGAAACTATCCGATACCGAATATCAGATAGTTAAAAGATCTACAGGAACAATTGATTATTCAAAGGGAGAGATTATTTTAAGTCTATTAAATATAGTATCAACCGAAATATCAAATCCAACAAATATTATTCAAATTGAAGCAGTGCCAGAATCAAATGATGTTATTGGATTGCAAGATTTATATTTACAAATTGATATGAATAATACATCTATAACTATGATTCCTGATACAATCTCTTCAGGAACAGATACTTCAGGATATTCTTATTCAAGAACTTCAAGTTTTTCTAACGGATCAATAACAAGGTAATATGATAGAAACTAGGACCTCTGCAAAAATTGTAGTCGAAGGGCAAATCCCAATTTTTCTTCAAGAAGAATATCCAAACTTTGGACCGTTCTTAAAGCAGTATTATGAATCCCAGGAGTATTTCTCTTCACCTTTAAATATTGTCAAAAATATTGATCAGTTGTTGAAGGTTGGCACTTATACCTCAGAAATAATTAATTCAAATTCCACAACTATATCACAATTTGCTGATCTGAATGACACCACAATTTATGTGGAAAATACTTCCGGTTGGCCAGAAAGATTTGGTTTATTTAAAGTCAATGATGAAATTGTCACATATACATCCATAGGCAGCACTTTCTTTGATGGGTGTATAAGAGGATTTAGTGGAATTACCACATACAGTTATTTGAGTAACTCAAATCAATTAGCATTTGAAACTACTGGTATTCAAACTCATGCTGTAGGTGAAAAAGTTGAAAATCTAAGCACATTATTTTTAAAAGAGTTTTTAAGAAAAATTAAATCGCAATATGCGCCAGGATTTGAAAATGTATATTTTCCAGCAAATTTAAATCAAAAAAACTTTATTCTACAGTCTAAAGATTTTTACACAACAAAGGGAACACCCCAGGCAAATTCAATTCTCTTTAAGTCTGCTTTTGGTGAAGATGCCGAAACAATCAAACCTCAGGATTATCTGATTAAACCATCAGCAACAAACTTTAAAGTTTTAAAGAAATTTGTTGTTGAACCAGTAACAGGAAATCCTTTAGATTTGACTGGAAATACCTTATTCCAAGAGTATGATAAAAATTTAGGAATTAATACTGCATATGGTTCTGTTTCTGATGTAGAAAGTCATTTTTATAATGGTAAGAATTATTACACTTTGGGATTAGATTTTGGATATGATAGAGATTTGTCTGTGTATGGAAGTGTATATGGCAATTTTTCAATTCATCCCAAAACTAAAATTGTTGGTCTTGCTTATTCCTCACTAATTGTAGACTCCACTGTTGGATTTGCAAATAGTGGATACTTGTCAATAAATGGTAAAACAATATCATATCAAAATAAAACATTAAATCAATTTTTAAATTGCTCAGGAATTACCACAGAAAGTAGAGGAGATGATATTTCAGCTTCTTATGTTTCTTATGGTTTTAGTGGTAACAATAAAATTGAAGTGAGAATTACTGGTGTATTAGAAAACTTGAATCCAATTAATGAAACACAATATTATGAAAAGGATGATTTAGTAGAAATTAAAAGTATTGGGGCAATTAAGGAAAAAAATGATTCTAGATTTAATTCTTGGATTTTCAACACCTCAACAAAATTTGAAGCAATTTCAATTACATATGATGGAAATTATTTTGTAATAGAAACTTATGATAATCACCAATTAAGAATTAATGATACTATTGAATTTGTCAATAAAATTGACAATAGCACTATTTCTGGTCAGGTTGAAAAAATTTCAACAGATAATAAATTTTTAGTTTCGTCATCATTAAATCCAAATCAAACAAATTTATCACAAACTTATTTAATTCGCAGAATTGTAAAAACAATTTCTAGTGCTATTGCCAAAAATGAGTATTTGACTGATGTGCAAAATGTTTATGATTCAAATTCAGATGTTATTGTTGCTTCTCCATCAATACCTTCATACAATATTTCTGCAACTAATCTATCAAAATCAACAACATTATCTGGTTTTACAACCACCTCAAACTTAACTATCAATGATCATGATTTTATAACTGGGGAGCAAGTTTATCTTTCTTCAGATTCAAATATTATATCTTCAAAAAATTTCTTTGTCAATAAAATTGATAATAACACTATACAATTAGCATCTAGTCCATCAAATATTGATAATCAAATATATGAAACTTTCTCAAATTACTCATCCTCAAATGTAGTATTATTTTTACAGACTTTAAAAAACAAAAATAAGCAAATTGATTCTCAGAAAATAATTAGAAAGATTAATATTCCAAAAACAAGTAGTGTTGAACAAACTACGATACCAAATAGAAGACTGGGTATTTTAGTCAATGGTGTAGAGATTCTAAACTACAAATCAAATGATGTCGTTTATTATGGTGGGTTGAGTGGAATAGACGTTTTGGATGGTGGAAAAGATTATGATGTAATAAATCCACCCATTTTAGAAATACAAGATTCTACTGGAGTTGGTGCAACAGGAACATGTGCTGTTAGTGGAAGTCTAAAACAAATTGAAATTATAGATGGAGGATTTGATTATCTTGAAACACCCAGTATTATAATATCCGGAGGAAATGGAAAAAATGCAACTGCTCAAGCAAAATTAAAAAATGTCAAAAGTGTTGTTTATTTTAATGCTCTTGGGGTATCCACTTCTTCTGGTGGATATATTGACACATCCACAGATATTATTGGATTTAATACTGAGCATAAATTTAAAAATGGTGAAGCAATTATTTACAATTCGTCTAACAGAACAAAGATTGGAATAGGATCTACTTCCGGAGATACTACAACTCAAAATTATCTTCAAGATAATTCATCCTATTATGTGTCATTAATTGATGAAAAAACCATAAAATTATATAATAACTCTCAAGATGCAATTTCAAAAATTAATCCAATCAATATAACAAGTGTGGGTGATGGTGTACAAAAATTTGAGTCTTTATCTGACAGAAAGATTATATCCTCTATTGTAGTTACAAACTCTGGAAGTGGATATGAGAATAAAAAAAGAGTGGTTGTTTCTTCGGGAATTAACACTGCTCTAGATTTGGTCAATATTGAAAATCATGATTTTGCATCTGGAGAATTTGTAACCTACAGTTGCACAGGAACACCAATTAGTGGATTAAGTACGGAAAATAATTATCAAATTATAAAAATAGATAATAATAATTTTAGATTGTGTTCTGCCGGAATAGGCACAACTTCAAATCAATTTAATTATGAAACTAATCAATATGTAGATTTGAGGTCTATTGGTAGTGGGTATCATTATTTTAATTATCCAACAATATCTGTTTCAATTATTGGAAATATTGGAATTGGCACCACTAATTCATATGAGAAATATAATGCGGTTTTACAACCAATCTTTAGAGGAAATATAACTTCGATACAATTAACAAATACTGGAAGTGGTTATGGATCTTCCAATATTATAAATTACAACAAGCAACCAAGCATTAATCTAAATTCTGGTAGAGATGCTGAAGTCAAACCAATTGTTGTTGATGGAAAAATTAAGAGCATCATTGTTTTAAATCAAGGAAGTGGTTACAATTCATCACCATCATTTAAATTTTATGGTGGAGGGGGATATGCAAAATTAACTCCAATACTACAGGACGGCAAGCTAATTGCAGTAAATGTAACTAATGGGGGTGTTGGATTTGCCACGGATAAAACTTCAGTGGAAGTTATTGCAAATGGTAATAGTGTATCTTTAAGAGCAAATATTCAAAAATGGACCATAAATTTAGCAGAAAGATATAAGGGGGTATTTGCCAAGTCAAAAGATGATGGTCTTCTTGTAGAAGGAATAACTGAAGAATTGGAGTATGTAAATTTATATGCACCCAGAAAACTGAGAGAAATTCTACCATCAAAAAATGTTGATGGTAGTAACAATTATCAAAATACAGATTTAAGTTTTAATAATAATGAATTGCTATCAGTATATCATTCACCAATTATTGGTTGGGCATATGATGGAAATCCGATTTATGGTCCATATGGATATGAAAGATATGATGGTGGAAATATTAAAGCATTAAAATCTGGATATGAATACAGAGATCAACCAAACAGACCGTCATTTTTAGATTTTCCTGCAGGATTTTTTGTAGAGGATTATACTTTTACAAATAATGGAGATTTGGATATTCATAATGGAAGATATTGCAAAACTCCAGATTTTCCAAATGGAACTTATGCATATTTTGCTACGATAAATTCTGATGTGAGTGGATATGATACTGCGTTTGATAACTATAGAAGACCAATTTTCCCATATTTAATCGGAAATAGTTATTATTCGGAATTAAATTCATATAACTTATTAGCATCTTCAAATCAAAATGTTGTTGATATTTCAGATGGTAATTACATTAGAAATACTTATCCATATAGATTAAATGAATCGCATGGTGAATACGAATTCATATACCAATCAAATAAAATTATAAATCAAACTGCTATAATTGATTTTGCATCATCGGGAAAAATTGAAAAAATTGGAATCGTAAGTGAAGGGTATAATTATTCCATAAATGATGAATTGATATTTGACAATACATCTAGTGGTGGAGTTGGAGCTGCTGCTAAAATTAGTGAAATATCTGAAAGTAGAATATCATCAATTAATGCTTCAACAATAAGTTTGGATAATGTTGTATTTAATGTTTTAGATTCAAATGGAAAAATTGAAGGAATTTCAACTGTTCCACATAATTTAAAAAATACGGATACTGTCAATATTACTGGATTATCTGACCAAAATTTTTCAGGAATATCTGGATTTAAAAATATTACAGTTAATACAAATACATTATCTCTTTCGGTGGGACTGGGCACCACTGGAGTTACTGGAATCACAACCTTTGTTTATGTTTATGGTAATCTAGACTCTTCAGTTTTAAATCCAAATGATGTTTTGAAGATTACAAATCCTGGAGTTGGCACAGAAAAACTTTTAGTTTTAAATGCTGATAAAGTTTTTTCTAGAATAAGAGTTAGAAGAGAGCATGATGGCACAGTTGGTTATGCATATAGTGCATCAACAAAAGCAGAGTTATATCCAAGAAAATTCACATTCATTTCCGGTTTTGTTACTGATAGATCTACAACAACAAATTCTATAATTTATTTCAATCCACAAAATTCAGTTGCAATTGGAACAGCTGCTGTTGGTGCTGGTACGACTATTTCAATTGTTGGAATGGGAGATTCCACTATTTCAAAATTTGTAAGAATACAATCAATCTATCTTCCAGAGCATAATTTAGTTACAGGACAAAAGCTGCTATATTCGAATGGTGGAGGCACCTCTTTAGGTGTATCTACAAATAGCACAAATACATCTACGTTGTCTGATAATTCAATTGTTTATGTTGCCAAATTTACAGATGACTTAATTGGTATTTCTACAACTAAAATAGGTATCAATTCAACTGGTGGATTTTCTGGGGTTGGATCTGCAGGATACTTGTTATATTTTACATCTATCGCAACAGGAAATAAACATAATTTTACTACACAGTTTGATCAGATTACTGGTAAAGTGCAAAAAAATGTAGCAACTATTACTTGCAATCAACCTCATAATTTGCAAATTGGAGATCAAATTTCATTAGTTGTAAATCCAGGAATAACTACAACAGTAAAGATTAAATATAATCCAGCAAATAGAAGATTGGTTGTAAATCCCATAACTTTTAATGGTTCTGGTATTAATACGATTACAGATACGTTTACATTGGTTGACCATAATTTTTCAACTGGAGATAAAGTAATATATTCATCCTCAAGTCCAGCTTTACCACTAATAAGTGATCAAATATATTATGTGATAAAAGTTGATAGTAATACTATTAAACTTTCTCCAAATTATTATCAAACAACTCTAAAATCTCCACAAATAGTATCAATTGCTTCAACTGGATTGGATCATGAAATTTCTTCAATAAATCCACCATTATTTGCAACATTAAAAAATAATTTAAAATTTGACCTTTCGGATTCATCATTATCTGATATTGATGGTGGATCGAGAGTCCAATCTTTTGATTTCAATATTTTTACAGATTCAAACCTAAACAATAAGTTTTTAACCACTGAAAAGGAATCTACATTTGAAGTATCAAAAATTGGCATTATAGGAGTAAGTAATGATGCATCTCTCATTTTAAGAGTAACAGAAAATATTCCAACAAAATTATATTATGGATTAACCCCACTTTACGGAAAAACTTATCTTTCAAAAGAGAAATCTGAGATAATTAATGATACTGATATCATTGGAAATAATTCATTAAATGTCACTATTAGTAAATTTAATGGATCATATAGTGTTTCTGGAATTGGAAATACAACAATATCAATTAACTTAAATTCTTTTCCAGAAAAAAATACATATAATCAATTTGAATCTTCATTAAAGTATACAACAAAATCATTAAATGCAACTGGGTCAATATCAAAGGTAAAAGTAATCTACAGTGGATATGGATATAAATCATTACCAGGAATAACTTCAATTTCTTCACAAAATGGATATGGTGGAATATTAATTCCCGAAAGTAATAATATTGGAAATATAGTAAAAACTTCAATTCAAAATATTGGATTTGAATATTCTTCCGATAAGTCATTAAAACCAATTGCACAACTTCCAAATAGATTATTTGTGGAGCAATTATCTTCAATTGATTCCATAAAAGTTATTGATGGTGGAAAAAATTATTCAGTTGCTCCTGGATTTGTTGTAATTGATAGTGTTACAAATCAAGTTATAGATGAAGTCATATTAAATCCAACAATTAAGGGAAATAAAGTTGTAGATGTATCCATATTTAAAAATACAAACAGGTTATATAATTCTTCACCAAAAATAGTTTCGGTTAATAATGTTAATGGTATCGGAATAACAAATATTTCTTATAATTCAAACACAAAAGAAGTAACAGTAACTCTTGCTACAGGATTTAGTACAGCAACATCATTCCCATTTTCTGTTGGTAGTAAAATTTTTATAGAGGGTGTTGGAATAATTCTAAATTCGGGAAATGGATATAATTCATATAATTACAATTATCAATTTTTCACGTTAACTGGTGTTACTAGTGCTATTGGTGGTTCTAATGGATCTTTAGTTTATAGTTTAGATAAAGGTGCAGTTGGACCAGGAACATTTTATCCATCCGGATCATATCAAAATCAAGGTAATGCCTATGGCAGAGTGGTGCCAGAAAGTTATATGCCCAAATTTGAAGTAAATTTAAAACGAGGAGAATTTAGTGTTGGGGAAAATGTATTAGTAAATAACACTTCTGCTGGAAAAATTACAAATTGGAATTCAATCAACAAATTACTAAAAATAAGTGAATCAACAAATGAAATAAAGGAAGGAGATATTGTTTTGGGCGAATCTTCCAAAACATTCTCTGTTGTGAAGAAAAAATTAACTTCTTATGGTGATTTTAATGTTGGATCCTCAAATATTGCAAAAGGAATATCTGAGGATAATGTTGGAAAACTCAACACTTTCCTACAAGTTATTCCAGATAATGATTATTATCAAAATTTTTCATATTCAATAAAAAGTCCAATTGAATATGAGAAATGGAATCAAAAAGTAAGTAATTTGACTCATACTTCTGGATTTAAAAAGTTTTCAGATCTTCAAATTGAATCAGTATCCGGATTTGGACTTACAGCAATTCTTCCCACACAACCAGACATAGAAACAAAAGTAGATTTTATAGAAGAAATTGATTTTGACTGTTATGAAAATTTTGATTTTGTAAAAGAAAATTCAAAAACAATTGATGGAAATTTAGTTTCAGACCAAATTATTTTTGATAATCAGATTTTATTAGATTATACTGAATTTGTATCAAATAGAGTTTTGAAAATAGATGATTTCAGTGATCAATTTGACGATACTCCTAGTATTTTTAATTATACCACAGTTGGAACATTTGATGTAACTCAATACAATTCTGCACAATTTTACATATTAATCGAAGATGTGAGATATTTTGGCGAAAGAGAAATTGTAATTGTCAATGTAACTTACGACGGAGCAAATGGTTATTTGACTGCTTATGGTAGAAATGAAACCATAATGGATCTTGGTGATTTCTCATTTAGAAGATCTGGAAGTTTTGGTGAAATTTTATTCTATCCAAGAAAATATGAGTATAACAGCTATAATATTTCAAATATAAATGCAATTCTTGCAAATTCTGGAATAACTGGCATTAATTCATCATCACTGGGAGATGTCGTAAGTTTTGCATCGACATCTGTAGCAATTACATCTTCAATCACACCAACAGCAAATACTATTGTTTCAATATCAACAAATTCATATACATCCGGAAAAGTATTAGTATCTGTTTCTGAAAGTAATGGTGATGTGCAATTCGGAGAAGTTAATTTCGCCAGCAATGGATCAAATGTTTATTATGAATTTTTAGGAGAAATAGATTCCGGAGATTTAACTCCAGCATTTGGAAGTGGTGTTGTTGGTACAATTGGAGTTACAACTACAACTAATAATGTATTAATAACATTTACACCAAATCCATCTTTGACTGTTGATGTAAAAGCATTGACAATATTAATGGGAAATACAACTAAAACTGGAGTTGGAACCACAGTTTTATATAAAGGTGAATTATCTTCATATTATGTTTCTATAGCATCTTCAACCTCACCAATAGAAACACCAGTAGCTGGATTTAGTAGCGATACTCATGATGCTGCACATTACTATGTGCAAGTTAATGATACAACCAATAATAGAATTCAATTTTCTGAAGTAATGTTGGTCAATGATTCAGAATACAATCCATCAATTTCAGAATATGCCATTATAAATTCGCATAATACGTTGGGAACTATTGGTGCTGCTAAATCAATCGGGGATACTTATTTAACATTTACTCCAAATTCAAATATCAAT